ATGGTTTGGTGATCTGCGTTCCTGTTCTCAGGGCGGGATTCGCAACGCTAGTTGCACTGTCTATTTTCCCATATGGCATTATCAGTTTGACGATTTGATTGTATTAAAGAATAATCAAGGTACAGAAGAAACTAGAGTAAGACACTTAGACTATGCAGTAGTAATGAGTGCGTTCTTTTGGCGCAGATTTAAAAATAAAGAAAACATCACTTTCTTTGACCCCAACGAAGTTCCGGACTTATATGAAGCCTTCTATAGCAGTATTGATAAATTTGAAGAGTTGTATGTAAAATATGAAAAGCGCAAGGATTTACGTAAAAAGGTCATGAGTGCTGAAGAAGTGTTCAAGTCCGGTATTTTAAAAGAAAGAACAGATACTGGTCGCATTTATCTAATGTTTACTGATAATGTGCAGAGACAGGGTTCATTCGATCCTGTTACACATCCAATTTATCAAAGTAACCTTTGTGCGGAAATAGTTTTGCCTTCACGGCCCTTCAAACGTTTAGACGATGATACCGGCCGTATATCCTTATGCACATTGGGTAGCATCAATTGGGGCGCATTTAGAAACCCCGAAGATATGCGTAGAGCCTGTAGAATTCTACAGCGTAGCCTCAATAACATTCTTGACTATCAAGACTTTCTTTCCATTCAGTCTAAACTATCAAACGATGAAATCAGACCTCTTGGAATTGGAGTCACTAATCTTGCCTACTGGCATGCTAAGCGAGGATATAAGTATGGTGAAAAAGATTCACTGCAAGATGTTAAAGTTTGGATGGAACATCAAGCATACTATCTTACTGAAGCAACAGTAGAACTCGCCAAAGAACGAGGGCCATGTTTAGACAGTGCCAAAACTAGATACGGTCAAGGTATTTTTCCATGGGAGTTAAGAGCAAAGGGAGTTAACGAATTAGCAAACTTTGAGCCAGAGTTAGATTGGGAAACACTGCGTACTGATATGAAACAATATGGTGTTAGAAATGCAACATTGATGGCAATCGCACCAGTAGAAAGTAGTAGCGTAGTAATCAACAGTACAAATGGCATTGAGATGCCAATGAGTTTGATTTCTGTTAAAGAAAGCAAAGCCGGTTCGCTCACACAAGTTGTTCCGGAGTATCATAAACTAAAATCAAAATATCAATTGATGTGGGAACAAAAAGATTGTTTGTCCTACATCAAGACCGCAGCAGTATTGGCGGCTTATGTAGATCAGGCTATATCTGTAAATACTTTTTATAACCCCAAACATTTTCCTGACAGAAAAGTTCCAACTACATTGATAGCAAAGAACTTGATGCAGGCACATTACTTTGGTATCAAGACCTTTTATTATTCACTTATTAATAAGGCTGGTAGCAAATCAGATGATGAAATTCCACCTGATATGCCACTTGAACCTATTAACTTTGATGATGAAGATGATTGCCTTTCCTGTAAATTATAATGAATTATAAAAAAATATATAATAATTTAATAAATCGTGAATTCACACGAATAGGATATGTTGAAAAACATCATATCTTACCTCGTTGTTTGGGCGGAAAAGATGACAAAGAAAATATAGTTGAATTATATCCTGAGGAGCATTATCTTGCTCATTTATTATTGTGTAAAATATATCCAAAAAATCAAAAGTTATTGTATGCCGCAATGAACATGACAACCGGTTCAATGATTAATAATGGTAAAAGAACTAACAAAGTCTATGGATGGTTACGTAGACAATATATAGAATCAATGTCTGGCGATAACAACCCAAATAGAAAAAACCCAGAGTTACAAAAGTTAGCAGCACTTAAAAGGACAGGCCAAACACGTACAGAAGAAACGAAAGCAAAAATGTCTATATCTCAAAAGGGGAGAACTTTTACCAATGCAACTAAATTGAAAATGGCAGAGGCTGCAAAAAATAGACCTCCTATTAGCGAAGAAACAAGAGAAAAACTAAAAAAACGTGTGCCAAATAGTTCTTGGACTGGTAAAAAAATGTCAGATGAAATAAAATCTAAAATGTCAATTGCACGTAAGGGCAAAAAAATGTCAGAGGAAACAAAAGAAAAAATGAAAATAGCGGCAAGAAATAGAGAAGAAAATAAACGAAAACAGAAAGAATTAGCATAATGTCACAAGCACAATATAACCTAACCACAAAAACAGATTATCTTAATCGCAAGATGTTTCTTGATCCTGCAGGACCGGTTACTGTACAAAGGTTTGAAGAAGTAAAGTATACCAAACTTCAAAAGTTTGAACAAACCGCTAGGGGATTTTTTTGGGTTCCAGAAGAAGTTTCGTTAACTAAAGATTCTAGTGATTTTAAAGATTCTAGTGATGCAGTTAAGCATATTTTTACTAGTAATCTGTTACGTCAAACTGCATTGGATAGTTTACAAGGTCGCGGGCCATCACAGATTTTTACTCCAGTCGTATCACTTCCCGAATTGGAAGCATTAATGTACAACTGGAGTTTTTTTGAAACAAATATTCACTCCCGCTCTTATAGTCATATTATTAGAAATATTTATAATGTTCCAAAAGATATCTTTAATTCTATTCATAGTACAAAAGAAATTGTTGATATGGCTAGCAGTGTTGGTAAGTATTATGATTTACTACATAAAGTCAACTGTGAAGTTGAGTTAGAAGTGCCAGTAAAAGAATTTCAACATATTAAATCAATTTGGTTAGCTCTAAATGCTAGTTATGCATTAGAAGCATTTCGATTTATGGTTAGTTTTGCCACAAGCCTAGCAATGGTTGAAAATAGAATCTTTATTGGCAATGGTAATATTATTAGTCTAATTCTGCAAGATGAGTTATTACATAAAGAATGGACTTCTTGGATCATCAACCAAGTTGTTAAAGAAGATTCCCGCTTTGCTAAAGCAAAAACTGAATGTGAACGAGAAGTATATGAATTGTACATGGACGTAATCAGAGAAGAAAAAGAGTGGGCGGATTATTTATTTAAGAAGGGTTCGGTAATTGGACTTAACGCAAATATTCTAAAAGACTTTGTGGACTTTACCGCAGCAGGCGCATTAAAAGAAATTGGCATTAAGTATCTTAATCCTGCACCCAAGACTACACCTATTCCGTGGTTTAATAAACACACCAATACTGCCAACAAGCAGTCGGCTCTCCAAGAAACAGAAAGCACTAATTATGTTTTGGGTGTAATGTCAGAAGTATTAAATTACGACGATCTGCCTGAACTGTAAATATAAAACAAGGAGAACATTATGACGGCTTTAGTATGGAGCAAAGATAACTGCCCTTATTGCGACCAGGCAAAATCATTGCTTACGCAAAAAGGCATTGCATTTGAAGAACGTAAGATAGGTCAGGGTTGGACTAGGGAACAGTTATTAGAATCAGTACCAACCGCAAGAACTGTACCACAGATATATCTAAATGGAGAATATGTGGGCGGATATACAGAATTGAAAGCAAAGTTTGATAAACAAGGATAATTTATGAATATAACAGTTGGTGAGATAATGACGTTGAAGCTTAATAGCGGTGAAGAATTAGTTACTAAGATTGTTGCTGTCGATGGCGATAATATTACCATCGTAGACCCGGTTTCTATTGCACCATCGCAGGGCGGGGTTGGACTTATTCCATCACTATTTACCAATAAAATGCACTCAAATGTACAGCTAAATACTACTAACGTAGTGTTAATAGGTGATACTGATGAATCAGTTAAAACCAAATACATTGAGGCCACTACAGGTTTGAAAGTGCCGGATAAAAAAATGATTATGGGATAGGAAATGCCAGGATTAAGCAGACTAAATGACCAAAATGATGCAGGCGGAGCAATTCAACAAGGTGCAAATACGGTTTTTTGCAACGGAATTGCTGTAGGTTTGCACGGTCCTAGTCAGCTTACTTCTCATAATTATAATCACACTAGTAATAAAACTACTGAAGGTAGTCCAACTGTATTTGCGGAAAACCTACCTGTATTGCGAATTGGTTCAGGAAACGACTGCGGACATCAAATTGTACAAGGTAGTGAGGACGTGTTTGTCCAATGAGCAGTACTAGCAATCAAAGTCCGTTGGGAGTCAATATAGTAAGTTCCTTATTGCAAAGTCAAGGTTTTACTATTAATCCAACTGCGGCAGGCTTAATGGGGTCAAGCACAACCAATGCAGCATATACGCCGGGAAGTATAGTAAATGATACTTGCTTATATTGGGTGACTTACGCAATCAATGCAGCATACCAACAGCTTGGTGTGCAAGTTTCTGATGCTACTTATAATAATTTAATATCGATTGGGACTAACACTATTCCGGCGTTAGGTAATTCGTTGCCTCCCACTTATGGGGGCGAGATACTTAAAGTAGCAACTCCGACGTTTAGTCCTGATAGCGGAACCTATAGCTCAACACAATCAGTCACTATATCTACCTTAACCCCAGGAGCGTCCATTTATTATACAACAGACGGAAGTGTGCCCTCAAGTGCTTCTACTTTATATACTACACCAGTTAGCATTAGTGTAAACACTACAATAAAAGCAATTGCTGAAGAAGTTGGGTATGTTAATAGTGATATAGGAACTGCAAATTATGTGATTTCATCACCGGTAGTATATTCTGCAAGATACCTAGTTGTTGGTGGCGGAGGGGGAACTAGTTTTGCTGCAGGTGGAGGAGGAGCCGGCGGTTTCTTAGACAGCACAATTACCTTAGATTCTGGAATAACGTATACAATTACGGTTGGTGATGGTGGACTCACTTATGGTAACGCAAGTAGCAATGGGCAATGCTCTTCAATAATAGGCGGATCTGTCTCTATCATTGCTATTGGTGGAGGGGCATCGCGTGTCGGAGCCAGTGGGAATGCCGGTGGGTCAGGTGGCGGAGGAGGAGAGAATTACTCCGTAGGACAAATACATGCCGGTGGAACCGGAACACTCGGTCAAGGATTTTGCGGAGGAATTACTCCCGGACTTCCAAACAGCCCGGCTGGTGGCGGCGGAGGCGCAGGTGCTGTGGGAGGCAATGGTAGTGCAATTTATGGTGGTAGTGGCGGCGACGGTGGTATAGGATTGCCAAGCGATATTATCACTACCGCACAAGCAACTTCTGCTAGTGTAGGACAGGTAGTTACTACGAATGTTTACTATGCAGGTGGAGGAGGAGCATCGGCTTACGGTGCCTATGGTGGACAGGGCGGCCTTGGTGGCGGAGGCGCCGGCGGAGCTGGATTAGGTGGAGTAGGATCTTCGGGCAGTCCTAATACAGGTGGCGGTGCGGGTAGTGCTAATGGTGTAGGTTATACGGGGGGATCGGGTGTAGTAATTCTTTCTGTTCCCACTGTTAGTTATTCAGGGATATATACGGGAACCCCAGTGATATCGGTAGACGGGGCTAATACTGCGATCATATTCAAGCAGAGTGGCTCGTACACGGCTTAAAGTTAATAAGGAAATACTATGTCATACACTTGGACTGGTCCTGCAACATCTGGTTATCCCATATTAGGGAACACCGGTCAAGGGCAAAGTGCTACTTGGTTGCCTTGGTCAACCGTTAATCCAAATGTAGGTGTAACTCAGTGGGGATACATTAGACTATTAGCATTACAAGCATGGAATGAGTTTAATTGGAATAGCGCAACTATAGTTACTGCTGGATCTTTTGTAGTGGGAACAACTTATACAATATCAACTGTGGGTACAACTAATTTTACATTGATAGGCGCAGCTTATAATATACTCGGAACTACATTCGTTGCATCCGGAGCAGGATCAGGCACAGGTACAGCATCTTGTGTATCAAATACACCCTCTTACAAAGACTTTACCTCATCATTTTTAACCTGTCGTAATTTTGCTAACTATTCAAATAATCAAATTAACACAGTTACTAACTCACTTACCTTTCAACAAGGTACATTTAGCAATCAAAATGATTTAATTACCGGTGATTTAGCCGGGGTAAGTTTGTCACTACAACAGTTTGGACAAGACTTGATTAATTTAGGTAAAGCACTTAACATATCACAAATAAGCAAATTTGGTCTACCTTCTACTCTGTTACAGTTGATTAATCAAAATAATGCTCAGACTAGCAATTTAAGTTTAGCTTTATTATCAGTAGGATTAACAGCTAGTGTTGTTGAAGCTATTTCAAATGGGAGCGTAACTCCTACTCTTGCCCAAGAACAGAAATTATATAGTGCATTTTCAGTAGTAAGAAGTACGGCTCTTACTCAAGTATTAGTCCCGTTATCGTGCAAGACAGCCGGTTTACGCTCACTAGCTGACCTGTTAAATGTTAAATCACTGTTCCCATTATCATATTCAACATTAACAGTACCGTTGTATAATACAACTCCGGGCCCTACAAATAGTAAAACTTATTATCTATTATTCTCGCAAGGACAACTTAGTTCACAACTTACTTCACCAGGAGTAATCGCACAGGTACCGCCAATTACGCCAGATGGCACGCCGGCTATTAGCAACTCTACTACAGCACTTGGGTTTCAACCGCCCATTGGTGGGTTTGGCTCGTATTTGCAAGGAATACTGCCAGCAGATCAAGCAGTATTAGCAGGGGCTTTTTCCGCCTCTATGCAACAAATCAATAACATCAATAAAGTTGATTTACAAAGATTTGCACAGGTAGTTTTTTCAACAGAGACTACTGCAAATTTACCACTAATTAGCGGAACCAATTTACCTACTGATACTCAGCTAGCATCAACTGGATTAGCTAATATAGCATTGGGAGGGGGAATAAATGGTACATACACGATGTCAAATTTCTTTGGGTGTATGTCCGGACTCCCTTATCCTCTGCAAGAAGTTCAAAATGGTATAACTCAATTACAAACTGTAAAATTAACAAACATTTATCAACAATTGTATTTGGCATGTACATGGCAAGGTGCAACAGCTACGGCAATCATAACTGGCACCGTCGGTAGTTATGCGCTTACTGGTTTTACAATTACTAATGCGGGCGGTGGCTACAGCAGAGGTACTGCCCCTGCGCCAACCGTTACTGTCACGGGTTCGGGCGGGTTTTTGGCGATTGCTACAGTTATCATAGGAACTGATCCTACTAATATTACAACATACGGTAAAGTAACAGGGTTTACTATCACCAATCCAGGTACTCAGTCGAGTGATCCAAATCCAGTTGTTGTACAAATTCAAGCACCTCCTACAGACGCTCTTTCGGTCAACAGTAACGGCAGTATAGCAACTGGTGGAACAAATACAGCATACGGAACAACAGGATGGACCGGAGCCGGCACCGGGTTAGATTTAGTTGTGCAAATTTACGTTACTCAGGCCAACACTGAAATTGCTTACATAGCTACCGCTTCAACAAATAATATTAATGCTGCTAATACACTAAACACTAATTATAGTGCTACTGGCACTGCACTTCAGCAAGAACAACGAGCAAGATATGCTGCCATACCACCTGTGCCAATTCCGTATAATCCAACTTTAAATGCATACCCTACTACATTGTATACATTTGGCGACTCTATTACTAGTTTTGCGGCAGAAACGCAGCCAAATATGACGGTGCAGACTTTAGAAAATATAACCGATATGACGACCGTAGGCGGGCAAAGTGTAACTGGTGCAATGAGACAGGCTAGAAATCAAGCTAGATTGCAGCAGGTAGGTATTCCACTAACTAATAATATTTCAAACGGACTAACTAGTTCGCAACTGGCAAATTTAATGCTGAGTACTAGCACTAGTGCTAATCAACCTGTGCCACCTGTTCCGATTGCATCATATGATAACTGCGCTCCAAAATATGTAAATATACCCATTGTAAACGGATTGGCAGCAGCTAATACGATACCCATTCTGTTAAACACAGCATATACTTCAAGTACTATCTCACCTTCATCGTATGGTGTTTCGGATGCTATTAATAATGTAATCACATGTAACTGTACTTGTTGGGTAATGTAAATACCGTATACTATTTCATTACATCGTAAGATGTGATAGAATAGCTTTCACCTTAATTAATTTAAGATAACAAAGGAGAACAAAATGGAAACATCATTAAAATGTCTATACTTTGTTTTAGGATTAGCGTTAGTTATAATGCTTACTAATGCAATAACTAGTTATAAGTTTTTGAAATTGCAAAATCAAAAATCTGTGACAGAACCCGCCAGTGCCGAAGTTGTTGAAAAGCAATTAGATTGTCTGGCAATGAACATATACAGGGAAGCGGGGTTTGAACCGTTTGAAGGAAAGGTAGCAGTAGCGCAAGTTACACTGAATAGGGCAGCAGATACTTCAGGAAAATTTCCTAAAAAAGTTTGTGATGTAGTGTACCAAAAAAATAAATTTTTGGAAAAAATAGTGTGCCAGTTTAGTTGGTATTGTGACCACACCAAACCTTCTACTGTAAACAAAGAAGCATATGATGAAAGTTATGCAGTAGCTAAAAAGGTATTATTAGAAGGTTTCAGACTTGATGGTTTACGCGGAGCATTATATTATCACGCAGATTATATTAATCCAAATTGGCATTTAAAAAGGATAATGAAAATTGGACAGCATATTTTTTATAAAGGAAATGACGATGATGAAACTCATGCTAATTGATATAGCAAAGAAAATTGGATTATTTTTTGTAAACCTGTTCCTAGAGTTCAAATCTAAGATAAAGAATATATCAATTAACGGTATTGAATGGACTGCAATCTTAGCACTACACGCAGTAACAATACCCACATTGTTAAGTCTAATGGCTGGGCTGTCAGATCGCACCCCTCCTATTGATATGATCATTATTATTTGGACTGCGTTGGGGCTATTGTTCATGAAATCACTAATGAAGCGTGATCTTATTTCTATTGCAGTGATTGGGTTTGGTTTTATGGGACAAGCAATATTGATGGCATTAATTTTCTTTAAGTAACATGAATACTATATCTAAAAGCCCAAATCGTCATACTTTTCATTTAAATACTGCTAAAGAAAATGGTGATGAAGAAAAGATAAAAATTCAAGAAGAACTTTTTGAATTAACATTAGATTGGGAAAACAAAAAACTAGAAAGTTCAGAGTTTAAAAACAGTATGGAACATGATCTGTTATCTACAGATTGGATTCTTAGAAAAGTTCGGGAAAGCACCAAATATTCACAAAATCTTTATGCAGCTATCTGTAATAATGATTTCATAAAAAATGATGTTTGGCCTATCCTTAAGGAAGAAACTTGGAGTGCTAGTTGGCGGTATGCTGGGGGAATTGTTGCAGATATGCGTGAAGAAGGGGATTACATAGATTGGTACTGTTCTGGTATCGGCGGACCCCTGCTGGAGACGGATTGCGGAATTGACGGATATGTTAGTGAAGGTACTGTCACTGACGAAATAAAAGAAGACCTACTAAAGTTGGGTTGGGTAGTAGTGGAGAATACAGACTATGAGTATTAATCTAAATAAAAAGGATGCTGGCTTAAAACTAGTGAAAGAAGTAATGGCTAAAAAACTTACTAGACAGCGCGAGATTGAACAGTTAAGTAAATTAAAAAATCCTTATAACAAATTGACTAGACCTAAATGATACGATAAAATACTGTGCAATGCTGCATTGTATGTAAATATTTCATATAAACACAAGGAGAAGATATGAAGACCGTTGGTGATAGATTAGAAAGTTTTGTAATGACAGGCGTGAAGCCTGGCCAGCCCGAAGATGCATTCTTTAAAATTGATGAGACTAGCTTTCCCGGTCAATGGAAAGTGATTGTGTATTATCCAAAAGACTTCACATTTGTTTGCCCCACAGAAATTGTAGCTTATGACAAGTTAAGTAAGGATTTTACCAACCGTAACGCAGTGTTGCTTACAGGGTCAACAGACAACGAGTTCTGTAAGATTGCTTGGCAGAAAGCACATATCGACTTGCAGAAAATTACTCATATACAGTTTGCTGATACTGCCCGTGATTCAACTAGTTTAGTCAATCAGCTTGGCATATTCTATTCACCGGCAGGAGCGGCGCTTAGAGCAACTTTTATCATTGATCCCGACAATGTTATTCAGCATGTTACTGTAAATAACCTAAGTGTTGGACGTAGTCCTGAAGAAACACTACGTGTTCTTGATGCAATTCAAACAGAAGAACTCTGCCCATGTAATCGTGGTATTGGCGGAGCAACACTTTAATGAATTGGATAGACATGATCAAAAACAGTATCCCAGATCATTCTACGGATATTAAATCAACTCTTGATAGTGTTATTAGTCATAGTGGGTTAGATGAAGTAGATGCCCATGCTTGCGCTTTGACTGCGGCGTTAAGTGCAAGCAACGGAGCTTTAGCATATCTAATTCAAAGTAGTGAAACATTAATAAATAAACCAGAATGTGACGCAGCAAAAACTGCTGCATCACTTATGGGAATGACCAATGTCTATTATCCATTTGTTGAAATGACAGAAGATTTACAACTAGATGGGCTAGCACCAGAGATGAATATGTTAGCATATGCTAATACTGCAGGGGTATCAAAGAAAAAGTTTGAAATGTATTCCTTGTGCGCCAGTATTGTCAATCAATGTGAGTTTAGCATTAGGTCACACTATTCTTCTTTAAAACAAACAGGAATGACCGTTACTGAGTTGCAATCAATTGGTAAAATTGCCGCTGTGATTAGTGCTATCGGTAAGGTAGCACCTCCGGGTTAACGGTAGTAAAATGTTGTGGCGCAACATTTTTGTATAAATACAATACACACAAGGAGCATTGTATGTTTACGTTTGAATCTATGGTTGATCAGGGCGTTAAAACTTATAAGTCGGTTGCCGAGCATATTCCACATGTTACGCTAAGCCGTGAATTAAGTACATTAGCTGAAGCACATGGTGAATTTGTCAAGAGCCTTTACAGTTTTGGGATGAATGTTTCCAAAAGTTTAGTAGAATTGGGTAAAACTAAGTAATTTGGGTAAGACTGAATTGACTATTACTCAAAAGACATATATACTGTATCTATAGTTTTAGAAAGTATATAAGTTTTGAGAGTCCGAAAACGAGGTGTTTAACCAACTACCAGACCATCGTGGGAAATCTACTCTACTGCAAACCAAGGGCTGTGGTGGCCGGCTAACAGTAGAGAGCGATAATGCTCTTAAACGGAAATGATGGTACTCTTAATCTACTGTTAAAGAACGTTCCGTTGTCAACGGATAGCGTGACCCGCGCGATAAGAAGTAGAGTGACATCTACGGGTGGTTTGAGAACAACGTAGCCTCCGCAAGGATGAACGTCAATGGTCTCCAGTAGAAATACTGCCGTCGAACCTAACGGGCGTTAGCAACACGAAAGTCTCTCTGTGTTGAGAAGCGGGTGGAAGGTAAGAGATTGAGAGTCACTTACTACAATTACCGCCAGCAGAGGGAATGCATTAGTTTAACCCAAGGAGCTGATATGTCTAGAATATTGTCTGAACAACTGGAATACGTCTGTCAGCAACGTAATTTGACTTTGGCTAAGAACCATCTTAAAACAGTCAAAAATAAAAAAGATGTTACCGATGCAGAAATACAAACGGCTAAAGATAAATTAGAACGAGTAAAAATTAAAGCTAGCATCGCTACTGACGCACTACGACGAGCAGGACTTAGTAAAGGCGCAATGTAGAAACGGCGCTCTACTAGACGCTACTTGTACTCGGCTGACTGATAAATATTAATATGAAAATCAGTCAAATCATCAACGAAGATGAGAAATCCAATCGGCTTAACCGTCGTGTGGTAAACAAGCATCTCACTGACGCCGGATATCGTAAAATAGGTTCCGGTGGAGATTCCTTAGTCTACACTAAAGATAAGCAAAATGTAGTCAAAGTAATAGTTCCTAGATATGCTACACCTGCGCAGGCTGATAAGATTTATCAAAGTTGGTTAAGTTTTTGTGCAAAAGTTCAAAGAGGTAAATCTAATCCGCATTTACCAATGGTTACCCAATTACCAAATCTTACAATTGACAATTTGGAATTCTCACAATACCAAATGCCTAAATATAGAGAAATTGACAAAATAGATTATGAAATAGTTGAACATATTCGTGATACTATAGTTAACGGATTAAATTATGAACAATATTTGCAAGAAATTGCCAGTAACCAATCAGATTATCCTTTAAGGGAAGTACAAATAGCAAAAAAATTAGAACCATTTTATAGAACGGCAACCGCAGTAATACAAATGTCTAAAAGACTAAATGTAATGAATGACTTTGGTTTAGCAAATGTTATGAAAGATAATAACGGTGTTTATATAATAACCGATCCATGGGGAGTTCCATGGAGGGAAATAAACAAATGATTCGATATCTGATATTGGGTTTTATTTTCTTTGCTACTTCTGTCCGCTCTCAAGAATTATTTCAACTAAGTTTAAATGGATTACTTGTTCAAGGATCTGGCTCTACACTTAATGGTGCTGTCCAGTATGACGGTGTAGAAAATGTTTGGCAACAACATTATATAGGAGATTTCCTATATAAAAATACGAATGATTCACCAACTCATACTAATGCAGACATTGGTGTTAAACTAGATTATAAACTAACTAATAGATACTACTTGCAAAGCGGGGTTAGGGGAGAATATGATAACCTTAGAGATGATCCATATTCAATCACCACAGAAGCCGGGATTGGGTACAAATTCATACACACCAGCACGGTACGGTTAAGTGATGAATTAGGTTTGGGAACACACACAGATAAGCACGGTAGTTCTCCGATTGTTTCTAATAGTATTTGGATTACTTGGAAAATTACAGGAAAATTAACATTTAGTAATAAACTGTTGATTGAACGGGGCTGGGGGGAAAATCATTTAGAAGATGATTACTATACTTCTAATATTACTGCTTTAGTTTATACGCTATCACCAAAAATAGATTTAAACGTTCAACAAAAGTATAAAAAAGAACGGACTGCTTATAGTAATATTACCCTGTTAGGCCTTGCATTGCATTTTTAAAAATGCTAGAATAAGTCTATTAAATAGAAACGCGGGGGATTGATGTAATGGGAGCCTGGGACCTTTGCAAGGTCTTCGTGAGAGTTCGATTCTCTCATCCTCCACCATTTAACACAAGAGGAAATTTATGAGAATTGGAGCAAGTCATATTTTGGTAGCTACACTAGATGAAGCAATGAATCTTAAGAAGCGAATCGCAGAAGGTATTAGTTTTGAAGAGTTGGCTGCTAAGCACAGCAAATGCCCAAGTGGCAAACAGGGTGGAAATTTAGGATTGTTTGGTCCTGGTCAGATGGTTAAGCCATTTGATGATGCTGCCCGCGCTATGGAAGTTGGTAAGATAAGTGATCCAGTACAAACACAATTTGGCTATCACTTAATCAAGCGCACCGCCTGATCTAATTTTTTTAATGCGTTCTTTCATGTAATTCCTTTCTGATTCAGTTAGGAATTCATGAGAGCCATCGCATCTGTTTGCAGGGTTTTTAGTTTTACCACAATAACATTCGTTAGTAACTCTACCTCTTTTTCGGTTGGTTATTCGTGCTTTCATAGTAGCATATTGTTCGGGCGTGAGGGAGTGCGAACCATCACAATAGTTGTCTTTGTTTAAAGTTTTCCCACACCAACATTCTACTGACATTTACATATTTAGTTGATATTTACACTAAATAGTGTATAATAGATTATATCAAATAGAAGCAGTAATGGTTCTGCAGGTATTGGGATAAAAGTTAAACAGTATATCAATTAGGGAAATAGTATGTCAACAATGTATAAGAATGAATCAACTGCTCCTAAGATAGAGTATAATAAACCAAACACAACAGAAAAAAAGATTGAGATGCTTGAATCAAAGCTAAATCGGTTATATGATATGGTCACTGCCCTGCAGGCAGATATGATGATCAACAAAAAGGCCATGCGCCGACAAAATACAGATATTGGAAATCTTGGAACCGCACTTAGAAGTACAATAAATAATAACTCCTAAATTTTACGTGGATGTGGCAGAGCAGTCCAATGCAAGAGTCTGCAAAACTCTAAAGCCGGGGGTGCAAATCCCTCCATCCACTCCAATTAAGGAATTTGATTATGAAATTATGCCCAGTTATTCTTTTATCAGTAATTGTTACGGCAAATGCTGCGGACTTACCACAAACACCAAACTCAACTCTAACTCCCGGAGCAATTAACACATTAGCCACAAAGGCAATACTGTGTGTACCAAACTATACCAGTGGAAAAGATGCACAAGGTAGCAAAGTACGTGATGTAAATCAATCTCTCAAAACAAGAGTGTTTGCGGAGTACAATATTAACCCTACTAGTAGTAAATTTGAAATAGATCATTTAGTTAGTTTAGAATTGGGCGGTAGTAACGATATTAGGAATTTATGGCCACAAAGCTATATCACTGCGCCCTATAATGCACATATGAAAGATGATTTAGAAAACAAGTTACATAAAATGGTATGTGCGGGTCAAATTGAGTTGTTAGAAGCACAAAAAGAAATTTCTACTGATTGGATTTCAGCATATAATAAGTATGTAACCAAATAAAGTGATATATAAGTAACAATGTGTTATTGTTGACAGTGAAGATACAGTGAGCGGCGTTAGTTCAGTTGGTAGAACGCTATCCTTCCAAGTTAGAGGTCATCGGTTCGAGCCCGATACGCCGCTCCAATTAAGAGGTTTTATGAATAAGAATGTGTTGACAGGATTGATGAAAGAAGCAAACAAGTTAGGTAAAATTTCTAATATTTGTGTCAAAAATTTTAGTAATGAGGATATTACCGAAGAAGATGCTATAAAATTAGAAGACCAAATTGGAAAGCTACTTGCACACATCAGACTTGTTATAGAAGAGGGTAGACTAAGAGAAAATAGTATGATGCATCAAGCAGAAGATTCATATGCTGGGTTGATACGAACATTATAGGGCCTATAGTGTATGCTGGTAACACCTCAGTCTCCAAAACTGAAAAGCGCGGATCGTCACCGTGTGGGCTCGCCAGTTTAAGGATGGTTGGCAGAGTGGTTAATGCAAGAGTTTGCTAAACTCTCGTTCTGTAAAGGGCGCGTAGGTTCGAATCCTACACCATCCGCCAGTTTAAAAGTAATAAATACTTAAGAGCAATAAATATAAGAATGTTTTATAAAACTGAAAAATTCGCTCAGGTCTGCAAGCAAATTGGTGAGCGTAGAACCGCCACTAATGAACTGCGGCGCGTACATCCGGATTCTATTAAAAATCTGCAGGATGCAGGATTCTTCAAATTGCTGCTAAAAAAAGAGTATGGCGGACTAGAATCGGATCTCAAAACCTTTTTTCACAGCCAGCTAGAAATTTCTAAAGAATGTATGAGTACTGCATGGGCAGGTGGTATTATTGCGGTACACGCTTATCAGATGGCACTAATGGATAAGCAAGCACAGGATGATGTTTATCTAAACAATCCACACGTACTTGTTGCTAGCGCATATGCACCTATGGGTAAGATTGAACCTGTAGATAATGGTTTTATGTTTAGCGGACATTGGGCTTGGAACTCTGGTGGCGATTATTGTGATTGGAGTTTTTTAGGGGGCATTGTTCCCGGTGAAGGATATCGTACATTTTTAGTTCCACGTAGCGATTATCGTATTAAAGATACTTGGCATAGTTTGGGCCTAAAAGGCACGGGCAGCAATGATGTTATTATCGATGAGCCCGTATTTGTTCCTAATTATCGTACTCATAAACAATTAGATGGTTTTACCGGTAATAATCCAGGTAAAAGCTATACAAACAATTCGTTGTACTCTATTCCATGGGCGCAGTTATTTGTGCGCGTAGTTAATACTCCTGCTATTGGTGCACTGGATCGCGCAGTAAAATTGTTCATGAGCAATCTTACTAGCAGTAGCTTTGATCCCAGCAAAGGTGCCACAGATCCTGACACACTTCGACGTATTGCTCATGCAGCCAATACTGTGGATGAGTTGATATGTGTGCTAGATCGTAATTTAGATGTAATGTCGTCGGGACAAGAACTAACTTTGGCAGACCGCATACGTTTTCGTTATCAAGCTAGTGTGGTAATTGACCGCTGCTGTGAATCTATGGACCTGCTAATGGATAGTGCAGGTGGGCGCAGTGTATATACAGGCAGCGAAATTCAACAAATTTTCTTAGATATACATACTGCAAGGGCGCATTTGGCTAATAATCCCACACAGTTTGGTAGAAATTATGCCAATAATCTATTAGGTGGCGAAAATAAGGATTTCTTTGTTTGATATACACATATAAGCACTTGACTCTTATATCATAAAATAGTACAATAAACTCAACAATTGAAGAATAGGCTAATCACCTGTCGTCTAACTGGTAGGACAAATGCCTTTGAAGCATTCAATCTTCGTTCGAACCGAAGCAGGTGATCCAATTAAAATGAAATGAGTTACGGAACGTCATCCAATATAAAAATTTTAACAAAAAAAATTGGTGTTGTAACTCTATCAGCTTAATTTGTAAACTTCATATGCTAAATAGTAATAGCATTGCAGAAAGTGATGTTAATACTAACTTAAAGGAATGTTATATGAAGAAACTTATCTTAATTGCGGCCGCAATATTTTTTGCATCATATACAACAGTAAATGCAGCAACACCTACAGCAGTAGCAACTTGGGTTGCTCCAACAGCGTATACAGATAGTACTGCACTTCCAGCAAGCCAAATTGCTCAATATACAGTGAGTTATGGCACTACTACTGGTGGTCCTTATACTAATACTGTTAATGTATTACCAGTCAATGGAGTTGTGCCCACTACGGTGACTATTACCGGACTGACTGTGGGAACATGGTATTTTGTAGTTACAGCAACCGCAACAAATGGTATGGTATCTGCTAACAGTAATGAAGCATCTAAAAATATTGTTACTACTGCTGCGCCAAATCCGCCAACAATCTTAACTATACGATAATGTTTAAGAAATTTACATATTTCTTGATATCAGTGCTATTATTAATAGTAGTGGTGGTATTTTCTACAGCCAACGCTCAAGTTTCTGAAAGAGATCCTCGATATGGGCATCGGATGTTTTCCAAAGCTACTATTACTTTAAAATTACCCACCACTGCTATGGATGGTACATCATTAGTTAATGACTATGCTTTAAAAAATGTAAATTTATATATTTCAGAAGTTTCTATATCTTGTAATACAACTGCCCTGCTATGTAATTTAATACCCAGTGTTATTTTATCATCGGGAAGTGTTGGTATACCAACCAGCTATACATATCTAGGAATTCCTGCTGGAGCAACAATTCATGTGAGGGCAGATGCTTGTAATGTCAACGGTTGCTCTTATCTTAGTGACCAATTAACGGCTGTTAATAACATATATTCAATAACATTAACCAAACCAACCACTAAAGAAACATTCAGAACAAATGCACCTCCCGAGACTCCAGAAATAGTCATTACTATACAGCCAGAATAGTTGATACTGATATAGTATATTGCTAATATAAGCAATATGCCCCTGTAGTGTAATGGTTAGCACGCGAGTCTTATACACTCGATTTCCGCCAGATTAGCGGGTAGACTAGGTTCGAATCCTAGCAGGGGCACCAAAATTAAAACTAAATAATAGTATGCAACGTATACTTATTTGGTTATTAGTTTATCTAGTCGCACTCAGTGCCACAATTGGCAGTGTTTGCTATATTGATAATATTAGTTGCGGGAAAACAGGCGATACCCGTGAATGGGTTTTACAGCTTGTTGCTGTAGTGGTTAGTTTACTAGCCGGCACTCACAGCAATGATGATAAAAATTAATTGTAATATACTTGACAAATTTGATGCAGTAAATTAGAATATATACTATTGATGATTACTAATAAGGTTTATTCGTGGAAGTTTTAGCACTAGATATTGCGGGAATTCCCCGGCAATGGGTATCTTTTAATACTGCAATCGTATACCATGCTAAACAGCAAGTTGTTTGGAGCCTAGGTGACACCATAGCTAAATATCGCGGTGGCACCCAAAAAGACGGCAAACAAAGCATTATCGAAACTCCTAGTATTATTGCCATCAGCGGCACAGGATTTAATCCTTCTATATATGGAAAGGTAACTCTGAACAACCGAACTCTATTTGGTCGTGACCGACATATGTGTGCATATTGTGGTGCTGTTCACAGTAGCGCAAAATCCCTGAGCCGTGATCATATTATGCCTAAAAGTCGCGGCGGAATAGATGACTGGATGAATGTAGTTACCGCATGTCGCGGTTGTAATACCAGGAAGGACAACAAAACTCTTAAAGAAGCTAAGATGGAGTTATTGTATGTACCATATAGCCCAAACCACTACGAAAATCTTCTGCTACAAAATAGAAGTATTCTAAAAGATCAAATGGAATATTTGTTGTCTGGTGTGCCCAAGCATAGTAGATTAAATTAAGACATAGTGTATAATGATTAAATAATTTTTATGCTGGAGTCGCATAGCGGCAATTGCAACGGTTTTGTAAGCCGTCGGGAAACCTCCGTGAGTTCGAGTCTCACCTTCAGCACCATTTTTATGAAGATATGCCCTAAATGTCACAATCAACACAAAAAGCTAGGCAAGTTTTGCTCTAGGAGTTGTGCTAACAGCAGGAATTTTTCAGCAGAGGCTAAAAAGAAAAAATCTATTGCTAACATAAAATCTTGGGAGATTCACAAAGAAAAGAGAATTCATGCAGCAATTTCTCGCGCAAAAAAATTGAGAGAAAAAAACCAAACAAATAGTCATGAACGAACTTTATCTAAATATGAAAAACTTATGGATCGAGATTGGGATTCATTAGGTTATGATTATAAAAGATGGATTGTGATTTATCAACAGAATAATTGTTGTAATCGTTGTAAATTAAATTCTTGGTTAAATAATCCTCTGATTTTAGAAATTGACCACACAGATGGAGATCGCTATAATAACAGCAGGCATAATCTAGAAGGTCTTTGTCCAAACTGTCATAGTCTGACTGACACTTGGAGAGGAAAACATAGAAAAAAGAAACTAAATTTGACTGACAAAGAAATTTATGATATATACATTAGAGAAGGTAACATAGCCAATACATTTAAAGCGTTAAGTCTTAGACCTTCAGGTAATGCTAGAAAGAGAATTTTGAAAGCAGTTCAAAGATTTATTGGCGAGTAGCTCAGCGGCAGAGCCGACGCCTGTTAAGCGTCTGGTCGTTGGTTCGATCCCAACCTCGCCAGCCAATTTTTTATAGGTATTATATATGACTGAAAATGCATTTGCAAATGCTTTATTAAATTGGGTTAAAGGCCCAAACGCACATACCCAATTATCTATATTACAACTAGAGCATAATAGTGAGATTCCTATTTTACTAGGAAAATTAGATCCAAAACTACTAGCACTACTTAAAGCCGATGTATTAAGTTTGGATACTAAAAAATCTGAGTTATGGAGTTCTAGACTAGCCGGAGCGATTAAAGAAGAATATAAGTATAACCCTAATAGGGATTTATGGTCCTTTATAATAAACACCATGTATGTAAACTATTCTGCTAAGTTTAATTTTCATACAGGTAAGCGCCCATATCTAACTGATATGTGGGTTAATTTTCAAAAAAAATATGAATTTAATCCTGTTCACAATCATACCGGCGCTGTTAGTTTTGTTATATGGGTTCAAGTTCCGTATGATCTAGCAGAAGAAGCAAAGATAAGTCCAAGCGGCACTGCTAACGTAACATCTCATTTTCAGTTTGTTTACAGGCAACTTAAAGAGCATGTTGCAACACATGATCTTCCAATCTCCAAAGATTGGGAAGGGGTTATATGTATGTTTCCCAGTTATCTGATGCACACTGTATACCCATTTTATACAAGTGATGATTATAGAATTAGTATTGCAGGTAATATTTTTGTATTAGGCGCAAATTATTCTGTTGATCCAAATGAAGATCCTGATAAATTTATTCGGGATTGGGAACAAAAAGATAACTATTAGAAAATATAAACAATGCCCCGGTAGCTGAGAGGTTCAAGCGTCACGTTTACACCGTGAAGTATGTCAGTTCGAGTCTGACACGGGGTACCAATTTTAACTACACAATTTTAATTAAAATTGTGTATACCATATAAATACATCATGGGAGACTATTATGTATTGTGATTATGGTTGCGGAAATACTGCATCTTTTACTCTTAAAAACGGTAAAAAATGTTGCTCTAAACGTCCTGCAGGATGTTCTGTTCTTAAAAAGGTAAATTCATCAAAGACAAAACAAGCATATGATTTGGGTAAAAGAGAACCTATGAAAACTCTATACCAAAATCTGCCGCAAGAAACAAAAAATAAGATGAATTGGAATAAAGGAAATTATTCTTCTACTACTTTTGAGTATGCGGGAATTGGCAACCACAAAAAAGTGTTGCTCAATGAACGAGGACATAAATGCGAGGATTGTGGTTTAATGGAATGGAAATCTCAACCCATTCCATTAGAGTTAGAACATATTGACGGGGACAATAAAAACAACGTTAGAGAAAATTTAAAATTATTATGCTGCAATTGTCACGCACTTACTCCTACTTGGAGAGGAAGAAATATCAATTCAGGAAAAGCAAAAGTAAGTGACCAAACTTTATTGACAACATATAAGAAATGTCGTAATATAAGACATACACTGTTAGAAGTCGGACTTGCTGCGAAAGGTGGCAACTATAACAGAGTAAAAAAGTTAATCGCCCGAATGGTGGAATAGGTAGACACACCAGACTTAGAGAAATTTGAGCTTCTATTAGGAAACTTTTAGAATGTAACTTGTCAAATTCGGTGAAAGCTTTAACATGCTAATACCGAGCCAAGCCCGAAAGGGGAAGGTGTAGAGACTAGACGGCAAGGACCTAAAACGAAAGTAATGGTCAAGGTATAGTCCAGACTACAAACAGTGCAAACTGGCAGTGAAAGCTGTAGTAGTAAGAAAATCTGACGCCGATAGGCATGCCGGTTCGAGTCCGGCTCCGGGCACCAGTTAGTTTGCGATGGTTCGAGTCCGGCTTTGGGCACCAAATTATGAAAAAAACTTGCAAGATATTACAAAAAATACTATAATAGCTTTATATTGAAACTGGGCCTTTAGCTCAATTGGTTAGAGCAGCAGACTCATAATCTGTTGGTTCAGGGTTCAAGTCCCTGAGGGCCCACCAAAATTCGGGAGAATAGATGATAGATTTGAGGATTATTTTAGATTGTGAGACAAACAAGCAATATCTACAATATAGAGAACTGGTTGGAAGTAAGGAAGCTGACGCCCGCATTAAATGGTGTACAGTTCCAATAGTTCTAGGTTCTAAGCCTAATGACATCGGTGATCCGGTATATGCAACTACTACGGATTTAACATGAAGAGTTCACAAGCAGGTTTTAAAGTTCCTAGTCTAGTAATAGATAGGGATACCGCGGACAGCATTACTGAGGCTAATCTAAAAGATGTTTATGGTGTTTTGGTTAAAGAAGTTAAGATATGGAACAAGATCAAAAAGACAAAACATCACCAACAGGAAGAATTGGATTATTATATTGCTATGAGAGATCATGTTAAAGCAGTTTTGGGTTATTTTGGAGTCGAGGTATGAGACATGACTCCTGAAAAAACTGAAAAACTTGTTTACAATTACCCCAAAATTTTCACTGTGATGACAAATCTAGGGGATCCGCCGCATTTTCCCATAAGTTTATTTAGCTTTGAATGTGGTGATGGTTGGTTCAATATTATTGATCAGTTCTGCCGTCAGGCTCAATGGCACATTGATCAAAAGATTGAGCGCAATCAACGTAACAAAGAATACATAGATATGGTATCTGCGGCACGTGCTGGAGACTTCACCAAGTTTAATAATTATTTCGATTGGTGTCTAGATAAGTCAGAACAGTTGGAAAACTATCGAAAAGAAGTTCTTGAAGAAGAAATTCTTGATTGGCGTAAGGCAGAAGATGAAATTCCACAAATCATTGCCACTCAAGTTAAAGAAAAGTTCGGCACACTTCGTTTTTATTATGATGGCGGTGATGATTTTATTCGCGGTCTGTCAACAATGGCAGAATCAATGTCTGCTGTAACTTGTGAAGTATGCGGCAATCCTGGCAAAACTATTGGTGGTGGTTGGGTTCGTACTCTTTGTAGAACACACGCCGAAGAAGAACATAAAGAATGGATTGAGGATGATGAAGTTTTGGAGGATAATGATGAGTAAACATATCGACTTAAATAAGATTCCGGATCCTAAATTGCATCAATTAATTAGTTTTATTAAAAGTGGGCTGCGTATTGGTGCTGGCACTACCCTAATTCAAGGCATGTTGGCGTCAGCCGGCGTGTTACTTATTTTAGCAGAAATATTAGGTGTAGTAGAAGAACTAGTATGAGTGATCCATACCAAGAAGGATTTAAGCAAGGAAAACTAAGCCTTAAAACAACTAGTATGGGAAGAGTTAACCCATATTTAAATCCTCGTCCATACAAGGGTGACTATGCAAACTTCTTAGCATGGAATAAGGGGTACGATGATGCTGTAGCTAAAGGAACCGCAGTTCCTGAAAAGAAGGCGAAAAAGAAAGCTACGGTAAAAAAGAAATGAGCGATAATGATAAATTATGGCAAGTATTAACTAGATTGCCCTCTGATTATAAAGACTATGGTGGAGAAGTTGAACGATGGAAGGAGGTTGAAGGATACTATCCAGACTGTAGCTGTGGATGTATTTTTTGGAAACCATTGCACGATACAGAAAATAACAAAGAAGATTTTGATTGGGGCGTATGCGTCAATCCAAATGGCCCCCGAAAGGGATTATTGACATGGGAACACCAAGCTGGTGTAGGATGTTTTAAATGAATAGATATTTTATGATTAGTTACAAGGATCCAAGCGATCCCGCATTTCCTGCTCAAGATATGCAGCCATGTTCGACTCTAGAACAGGCTGAACGAAAAATAGCTGAGATGAAGGCTATTGGCCCACATAAAGAACTGGAATACTTTATAGAAGAACGAACATATCAGATTGCAGTTTAAAGAAAATTTAGGAATAAAGTAATGGCGGAATACACACCAGATTCATGGGTCATTGTTGAAATGACTTATAAAGGAAAGAAAGTACAAAAGGTACTAGCAGGGTGGTACGGTGGTTATCTTGGTGCTGACACATGGCGATTGAGTAGCGGCATTACTGTAGAAGTAGATAGCGGAGACTATTACGACTTTCACAATGAAAGCGGTAGTGTATACCATTGTAGCAAAAATACTCAACGATTTACTACATTAATGAGTAGTATGTTTGCCAATTGGCAAAAACAGATTACTGAAGATACTAATATTGAACACATACCATATGGAGAGAAAAAATGATTAAGGACGACGATTTACAAGAAGCTTATGATGCTTATACAAATTTAACTGCTGCACTGTTAGAAGAATTTTCACCAGTGGCGTTAGCCGGTGTTATGGCAGTACAAGCACTTAGCTTGTATAAGACTGTGCTAGAACCAAATGAGTACGAAAGCATGGTAAATACTCTGTATGAATCAAGAGATCGGGTCAAAGTCATAAAAAGACCCAGTTTGCAATAGAACTGTAATATTGCAGTATTAAATACTAATATGAAAAAATATAAAACAATATGCATTTCAGACGTACATTTGGGTACCCGCGGATGTAAAGCAGAATTGCTTTGTGATTTTCTAAAAAATAATACCTCAGAAAATCTATTTTTAGTGGGTGATATTATTGACGGTTGGAGATTAGAGCGTAGCTTTTACTGGCCGCAATCTCATACTAATGTTATACGCAGAATCTTAACAGCAGCCAAACGAGATACTAATGTTATGTATATCGTTGGTAACCATGATGAAGCATTAAGAAAGTTCTTAAAGTTTGATATCACTATTGGAAACATTTTAATAGAAAATCAGCATATGTATACTGGAATAGATGGCAAGCAGTATCTAATTGTTCACGGTGATATGTTTGATACTGCTATTCGCAACAAACTAAAATGGATATATCATTTGGGTGATTTTCTATATGATATATTACTTAAATTAAATGTATTTGTTAATTTCTTTAGAAAGATGTTTGGTCTCAAGTACTGGAGCCTAAGCAAATACCTTAAAGGTGTAACTAAAGAAGCAGTAGCTTATATGTCAGACTTTGAAGAATTGATTACTGATTACTGTAAAAAGCGAGATGCTCAGGGTATCATTTGCGGCCATATTCATAAAGCTGACATCAAAGATATGAATGGTATTACTTATATGAATGATGGTGATTGGGTAGAAAGTTGCACGGCGTTAGTTGAACACTATGACGGCCGTTGGGAGATTATTCATTGCTTATAAAAAAGAAAATTGTAATCATTACCGATGCTTGGTATCCCCAAATCAATGGCGTGGTTACCACCTATACTAATCTCATACAAAATATTGATCGTGAAATGTATGAAGTAGAAGTTATCGAACCTTCACAGTTTTACAGAATACCCTTCCCTTTCTATAAAGAAATACAACTATCATTTTGTACTAGGTCGCAAATGAAAAATATTTTAAAAGGGTTGGATCCGGTATATCGATATCATATTGCTACTGAAGGCCCATTGGGCATAGCGGCAAAGTGTGTACTAGAAGATATGAAGGTAGATTATACTACCGCATATCATACAAAATTCCCCGATTACTTAAAAAAGATGTTCTTTTTTCCTAGACGTTTAACTCAACGATATATTGATTGGTTTCATAAAAAGTCACGATTTGTTTTTGTACCTTCGCAGTCTGTGGCAGAAGAAAATCCAAATTGGAATACAAAGATTCTTAGTAAGGGATACCATAAAGTATTTTATCCAGCCATTAAAAAATCTAATGAAACTAAAACGTTGCTTTATGTGGGCAGAGTAAGCAGAGAAAAAAACATTGAAGATTTTTGTAATATTTATATCCCAAACACACATAAAGTGGTAGTTGGTAACGGACCTGCAATAAAACGATTGAAAAAACTTTATCCAAATATAGAGTTTGTAGGTTATAAATTTGGAAAAGATTTAGCAGAGTATTATCAAGATGCAGATGTGTTTGTTTTCCCAAGTAAAACGGATACTTTTGGTATAGTTATATTAGAAGCTATGGCGTGCGGGACTCCAGTAGCAGCTTACCCAGTTACTGGTCCTAAAGATCAGATCATCAACGGCGTAAATGGATATACTAATTATAGTTTATCAAATGCAGTACTAAAATGTTTTGCATTAGAGCGACATCTAGTATATAATACAGTTAAAGATGTTTCTTGGAAACTAACCACAGACAAATTTATACAGGCGATTGAGGAATAAAAATGACGCATATTAACGCTGGCAGGCAAGCATATCTACAAGAACTTAGTAATAATATACACGCAAAAAATAAACCAAATATTTTACCTGTCGCATTATCACATACTGGATATAACTTTGGAGACTTGAGGGATCTTGGTTGGGCAGAATATCACACCCAAGAAGTTTCTACATCTACAGAAAATATATGGTGGACTTACACCGGACCCAATTCAATTATGTGCAATGGAGAAGAGTTGAATACCGGAGACAGTACTGATCCAGTAGAACAAGATGATGATTCTGATGAGGATATAAAGTAATTATGAAAGTAAAATTAATATCGTATTCTAAACCTGTAGTTGAGGGCATTGATACTCCAACTGATTTAGTAGCATTTTGTGCCAGAGTGTCTAATCCTAACAATCAATTTAATAATGACACCGCAGAAAAGTTAATCAAGTATTTGATTGATAATCAACATTGGTCCCCGTTAGAAATGTGTCACGCCACATTAGAAATTGAAACTACCCGAGATATCGCTAGACAGATTTTACGCCATCGTAGCTTTAGTTTTCAAGAATTCTCTCAGCGTTATGCCGATCCAACTAAGGAATTACAGTTTGTGACTAGGGGCGCAAGATTGCAAGATCCAAAGAATCGTCAAAATAGTATTACTGTAAATGACCAAACTTTGCAAGATCATTGGGATATGAAACAAAAAGCTATTATTGCGGCCGCCAAAGAAACTTATCAGTGGGCCATAAATAATGGCATTGCCAAAGAACAAGCAAGAACCGTATTACCTGAAGGCCTTACCCTATCACGCTTGTATATGGCCGGTTCTCTTAGGTCTTGGATTCATTATATTCAGTTGCGTAGTTCAAACGGTACGCAATTAGAACACATGCACATTGCCAAAGAATGTGCTAAAGTTATAGCTGAGATATTCCCACTATCTGAATCTTTTGCAATAAATCGGTAATTTTTAATAATTATCTTTTTTACAGCCTGCAGAATCATAAATATAGTACAATCCATAGAGTTACATCTGTGGATTGTTCATAAAGGAGAAAATGTAATGAAGAAATTGTTAATCGTATTGGCCTGCACTTTGTTGAGCAGCGCCGCTTTAGCTGATGGTGTATCTTTAGAAGCCCGATTCGGAGATGTTTCACACAGCTTGGCACAGGGTAAAGTAGATTCTACAGAATATGATCTTGCCGTATCACATGATTTGGTAGGTGGATTAACTGCCGGAGTCGAACTACAAGATCGTCAAGCACAGGGTACTGTAACAGGTATCGCTGCTGCTAATCTTGGTCTTGGCTTTTCGGTTATTGGCTTAAGTGTTAAGCCATACGGAGAAGTTGGACGTGAAAGCGTAGAATCTGCAGCCACTAATTTTTGGGGCGCAGGCGTAAATGCTTCTTATCCAATTGTTGGTCCTCTTTCAGTTGAGGCAGGATATCGTCATCGCGCAGCCTTTAACGATACTACTCTTATGAAGGAAGATCGCGTAAGCGGCGGACTTGCATTGGCCCTTACTAAGAAAGATGCGCTTGCTTTAAGCTATCAGCACTACACAGGTACATTGGTCCAAGACGTAGTAGGAGTCTCTTTGAGACATTCTTTCTGATTTGATATATTAGCAAATAACCTTCTTAGTAAGTTTAAGAAGGCGTGATTAATAGAGCCGACAAAACGTAATCTTGTCCCCGCATAGGGTAAGCGGGTTTTCTTTTCAATATCAAACAATCAATAATATTAAGGAAAGTTGGCAGAGTGGTCTAATGCGTTCGCCTTGAAAGCGAAAGAGTGTAACAGCTCCGAGGGTTCGAATCCTTCACTTTCCGCCAATGTAATATAAGTTAAATCTTTATTTTTAAATGCTCATATAAATAAGTGCATATCATGCCTAATAAAATTTTATTTATCCTAAAAAGAAAAGAGGATTACGATCATCACAAACATAGCTCCAAAGGATTGAGTACAGGGCTATACAATTCAGCTAGTTTCGTAAACGATATGCTTAATGATTTAAGTATAGATTCATCATTGGAAATAGCAATTGATAATAATTGCATAGACCGACTAGTAACTAAACACAAGCCAACTCATGTTATTATCGAAGCACTTTGGGTAGTACCTAGCAAATTTGAGGTACTAACTAGATTACATCCTAACGTAAAATGGATTATACGCTTGCACAGTGAAATGCCATTTATGGCAATGGAAGGTATGGCGTTAGATTGGTTAGGGGATTATATCACTTATCCACAAATAGATATTTCTTGTAATGCACCAAGAATGTTAGAAGATGTTAGAACATTTTTGAAAGTTAAAACAGATACGTCTATTAAAAAAATACAAAAACGTGTTTTCTATCTACCTAATTATTATCCACAAGATTATAAAAAGAAGATCCTAACTAAGCACAAGCAACACATAGATATTGCTTGTTTTGGAGCTATTCGACCATTGAAGAATCAAATGCTTCAGGCTATCGCTGCTCTTAAATTTGCCGGTAAGATAGGTAAAAAATTGCACTTTCATATTAATGGAGATAGAATTGAAGGATTTGCAAGTCCGGTGTTGTCTAATCTTAAGGGAATGTTCCAGCAGTTAGTAGATCAAGATCATCAGTTAATACTGCACAATTGGGTTGTTAGAGAAGAATTTCTTAAGATTTGTGCTGATATGGATATTGGTATGCAATGTAATTTTTCAGAAACTTTTAATATAGTAAGTGCAGATTTAATTAGCCAGGGTGTCCCTATAATAGGATCTAGTGAAATTCCTTGGAGTACATTTTTATTCAATGCCGATCCTACAAGTGCAGATAGTATGTGTGATGCATTAGAAAGAACATATGCGTATTATAAAATTAACGTATGTAGAAACCAGTATAATCTAACTAAATATACAAACAAGACTGCGGATATTTGGTTAACATATTTTACAGGGAAACAACATGGCAAGTTTTAAAGTTAGAGTTTATATTTGGGAAAATGGAAATTTAAGCGTAGCAGACTACTTTTTTCATACCCAAACTGAAGCAATGACATTCATAGATACTACTACGGGTGACGCTTTTAAGATTTTTGACTCTTTTGGGCACGTAATCCATGAACGAAAAAAACATCACCACCATCACCACCACCACCATCATCATCACCATTATAGTTGATATCTTAGTAGCTACTTGATATACTACTGATCTGTTTAGCAATTCTTTAAATATTTTTGTTTTTGGACCCGTCGTCTAACGGTTAGGACATGAAAAATCCTTTAGTATAAATACTTTTAAGGAGTGTTGTATTATGGGAGGATATCGTGAACGATCCGGTAGGAGTAAATCGGGATATTATAAAGGTATATATTGCGGGTCAACCTACGAGTTGTGCTGGGCAATCTATCATCTAGATCATAACATACCTTTTACTAGGTTTCCTGGTAAACTAGAGTATAATGGTATAATATATTATCCCGATTTTTTATTAGACGACGGAAAAACTATCATTGAAACGAAAGGATATGAATCTCAAGACTCTGTAAATAAAAAAACAGAAGTAGCAAAAAGATTAGGATATACTGTAAAAGTGCTACGAAAGGTAGACTTAGAGTTCACCTTTGAATACGTTAAACATAAGTACGGTACATCTAAGTTTCATACTTTATATGACGAATATAAACCTAAATTTTCATATACTTGTACAGAATGCAACGCAGTGTATCATTCTGAAAAAGTGTTAAAAACAGACACAAATTTTTGTAATAGAAGTTGTGCTGGAAAATATAGAAAAAAGTTTCGCAAATACAATTTGCTAAATGTAGAAAGCAAAAGGTATAAAAGAAGGCTTGACAAACAAACTGCTTTAGAGATATACTACAAAAATGATAAATCATTGCAGGACTTAGCAGAAGAGTATAACCTTAGTAAGAATGCAATATGGTTTCTTAAAAATAAGAAATCTTATAAATGGATTCATGAATGAGGACCCTTAGATAACGTTGGTTATATCACCACCCTTTCAAGGTGGAGTAACGGGATCGTCACCCGTAGGGTCTGCCAATTCGAAGAAGTTTTTGGGTTCGTAACTTAAAAGTAAAGTAACTGGCCTTTAACCAGTAAAAGAAGGAGCATTACCTTCCGAGCCTACCAAATACGGCCTCGTAGCTCAGTCTGGATAGAGCAGTGGATTTCTACTCCACTTGTCGCAGGTTCGA